GTAATACTGCCCACGCGAAACGAAGCCGGACACGTGCGTGAACGGCGGCGCCAAAGTAGGTGGGCGCTCGTTGGGCGGGGTACCTTCTGAATTCGGGTTACCGAACCCAGAGACGCCCCCCACGAGAATGGAGGTCGTCTCGATGTCGTACTGGGAACTGGGACCGTAAGCAGCATGTTGCTCTGTGGGCACGAAGACGGGACGAACTGGCTTCGGATTACGAAAGCCTGTCATCGCGTTGCTCCTCACGCCAGGCGTGTAGCCGCCCTCCCAGGCCGCGCGAGGGATTGACCTCGGCAAAGCCGCGGCCTCCTCGACGGAGCCAGGGGGGGAGCGCATCAGCCTGAACATGTGGAGTTCTCCGCGCTCCGCTCCGGTGGGGTGCGCGTTCGGCCAAACTCGGCCGAGAACGGGCTCCATCTCACCTTGCGGGGATTCGTAGTAGACAACGCTTCCACCCTTGTCAACGACGGGTGTCGCGTTGATTACCTCGAAAGCAGCGGCGTCCACGTACAACGGACCGTCAGTCAGCGGATCGCTGATGTCGGTGCGCGTCGGATCGGCGACGCCGGGTGCCATGCTGTTCACAGAGAGGTTCTTGATCTCGGCGTTCGCGTCCCAGGTCTGACCCTTTGAAGCGTCGAACCAGGTGCGTGCACCTCCGAAATTCGTGACGGCGGTGATGGTGCCAACCCCGTAGTTGGGCTGGTCCGGCAACGATATCACGCTGACCGTCTCGTTGTTGTAATCGGATCCAAGCGAGTCGGCAGAGAGAAGCTCCTTGTGGCCTGACATGAGAGGCGTGAAGCAGATATTCGCGTCCCATGTCTGGTCGGGTCCTAGTCCCGGCGGCGCGGTGACGTTCATCTCGCGGGTAATGATGTAAGTCGCTACCGACGGGGCGTTGTTGTCACGCGGCGCGGGCACGTTGGGGCCTGGTAGGCCCTTGTCGTGGAAGGGGTCGAGGTCGGTCACCAACGCTTGGGCAGTGTCCCTGTCGAGGGGCACGGCCGTGTGCGATGTCGCGTCGACAAGATCGTCGACACTAAGAAGATGAGTGTGCTCATCAATCTGACCGAGCGGCGAACCAGCCGACTCAGCGAGGCTTTGGTCGGCTGTAGGGGCCGTGTAAGGCCCGTGTTCCACGCGATGCAGCCGTTGCTCATACGCTGCTTGATGCAGCGCGTGTTCGAGCGTGTTGGCGCGAATGGGCGGTGCAGCAGATTGCTTGTTCTTGCGTGAGCGGTTGGCTTCATGTTGTCTCGCATTGTAATAAAGGAGAGGCATGTTCGAGTGGATTGGGTGTCAGTGTGTGGTTCTAACGGTAGGGGGCATGTCCACCCCTCGGCCATCAGTTTAACGTCGTAAGGCCACGAGAGTCACTCGTTGCATTCGGACCGCAGGCAGACACTTCAGGGAGCATCTGCTTGAGCACTCTTACGAGCGCTCTTAGGGCGTGATGCCCTGGGGTGCGTCTTACCTGCGTTGGTCCAAACCGTGTACTTATCCACTGTACTCAGTTTGTTCCAGTAGCCGCGGTCCTCCTCGCTCCACGCGTAGACGCCATCGAATCTCTTGGCGTCATCGTCCGTGTGAGAACGGAATCGTGCGAGTTCATAGGGCCCGTGCTTGGCTAAACGTTTGAGGAAATCATCCTTCAACGTGCCTTGCTTGCGAGCCCTACGGCCCAAGACCGCCTTGATGCGGTCGAGCTGGGAGGGGCGGGTTGGTGGCGTGCCGTCGGGCACGGCGTCGTCCCGACTGGACGACGACTTGTCTTCTGCCATAGCCTCGGCCCGCGCCTTGCCGCTGGCCCTGCTGTCTGCAAGGCCTGCGGCGTGCGCGATGACTGACTGATTGGCCTCATGGATCGCATCCTTCAACGTCTGCGACGTGGTAGCCTCCTCCTTGCCCTTCCCTTTTGAGGAAGTGCTTGAGGATGGCTGCCCGTCGTCACTCGACTCGGGGGGCGTCATGAACTCCATGGGGCTCGGCAACGGGTCGATGGGCTCCGGGCCGTCAACCATCGGATTACCTCCGATGATTGATCCCTTGAAGCCCGGACTCGGCTTGCTAGCATAAAGGTCGCCGGTGTAAACTGGCGGGTGCTTGCAGGTCGAATCCGGGCTCGCGATCCACTCGTGAAGATCGCCCACAAACTCGGGACCGAACAGTTCCTCCCAATGTGCCCATTCAACCATACGGTGGGCGTGGAGGTAGCTCGAGGGGTTGGGCTCGTCGGATTCGACGAGCAGGCGCGCATCGTACTTGATGCTCCGCCTCAGAAGAGGGTCGACGACGTCGCGAAGTGCCTCGATCGCGCTCAAACCGCCGCAGTCGTCACCGTTTTCGGCGGCGACCGCGTCGTGACGTTGGATCTTCTCGGCCCAGCCGGGGTTAAACTGCTCGAGGATCTTACGCGCGATGCTGCCGACCGGCCCGGTAGGGCTGGAAATGACGGCAAAGCTGAAGGCCTTAAGAGCACCCACCTCCTCGTTGGGAACGGTGGAGGGGAGCCCGGTGGTGGTGAACTTGGCGACGAAGCGCTTGGGGTCGTAGTACGAAGTACCAGTGATGGTGTCGTAGTAGCGGCCGAGGAAAGCGCAGCGCCCGTCGCCATGGCGCCGCTCAACGACCTTCATGGGGAAACC